ATGTTCTCAATAAGATGGGTTACCCACGGCAACGAAGAAAATGACTCTATGATGGAGAAGAGTCTATTGCCGGATGCGGATGCAGTGATTGCGTCATGCCTCGAAAGATTACCACTGATGCAGGAGCGCAATTTGGTGTCACCACCGGATGGTTTCATTGTATTCGACGGTAAGGGTCATGAAGTTCGCCGCTGGTTTGGGTCGGCGCGGCCGGCCTTCACCGTTCGCGAGGCGGTGAAAGCGGTTATGGTGCGTGTCCGTGACCGAGGGGAGACACTCGCTGTTACAGCAGCTATCGAAGAATTCCGACATAAATTTCCCGACCTGCAAGTCTCAGACAGCGAGATCATTGAGGTACTCGAAAGCGAGGCTAGCCCAACTGGTGTCCACTTGGAATTCGACATCGGGGAGCCCGCGACTTCAGGTGCTTTGGAGCGGTGGGACGATGAGGGCGGGGCTATCAAACAGAGGCTGACAGAGCCCGAGCGTCAGGAGGCCAGGCGCAGAATTATCAACGATACTGATGGCTCCAAGCGCAGAGCGAAACATATCGAAGAACGCAATCGACTGATTTAGGGCCAAGCCCGCCCGACTGAAGGTCCGGTCCTGCGCTCGACGGCCACAGGTGCCCCGCATTCCGCGATCACGGAATTGTGCGACAGCATGTATTTTAGAGAATTCGCCCTGCGGGTCACCCACTCGCATAGACCGGCGCCAGCACCCCAAGCCCCCAGCTAACTGGCGCCGGTCATTTCTTCCGCTGGCGGTCGCCGTGCGCCAAAATAACCCAGATGCTGCCCCTAAATAGTGCTAGCATCAGCTTGGCGCTGCCCACCCATTGGGCCCAGCGACGGGGCTGGCGGCGGAAGGTGGTCGGGCCGCCAGCCTGCCTTTGTCTCATCGCAACGCCTCCTCATTGACAACCCCTCGCGCCCGCGCGCCTAATGGTAGTTGCCGCCGCAGCCCTGGACCAACGCACATTGCCCCAGCGTGTTTTCGCGCCTATCATCGTCTCGGTGGTCCGACATGGCTGCCGAGAGCCGGCGTGGCTACAGAGTCCCAATCTCTCCCGCTCGCCCCGGCTCGCCTAAGGTAAGAAGAACCCAGCAATCAGCCAGCCTGCCGTAGCGACGCCTAGGACGACGCACGCGACGCCTACCCATTCCAGCCGCTCAAGGTGTCTTCTGGCCATGCTGCATCCTGCCAAGCGGTCGGCGAGATGGGAAGCGGTTACGGTGCCGCATCCCGCCCCGGCTCGCCGGTTATCAAGCGTATTGCCCACCCGTAGCAGTCGCACCAGCAGCATCACCGGGGAAGTAATTTGCCCCGCCGCCGGCGGACTGGATGACCGCGTTCATTTGGGCGTTGTAACGCTGCCCGGTGGCAGATCCCGAATAGGTGTTGCCGCTAACCGTAGCGGAGGATGCGGTTGTTGCCTGGATGAAAACGGCAAAAGCGATAGAACCGGACAACGTGACCGCGCGCGACTGGCACTGGAACGAAGCGCCGGCGAACAGATAGACGTGCCTGCTGGCCGAGCCTGTGATCGTGTAGTTGCCCGTCGCCACCAACCGACCGCCAGTGGAGAGCATGTGATAAAACGAGCATGCTCCGAAATCCAGATTTTGGAACTTCACAATGGAGCCGTCGGTGACACCGATTCCGTGCGTCGTGGCCTGAAGCTTCATCCCACGCACATGCCAGACGCCGACCACACCGTCGCTGGTAAAGCAGGATCCCGACACATTGAGAAGCACGTTGCTGGGCGTCGTTTCGTCACCGACGATGATGCAGAAACCGCCCACCAGGGACTTCAGCGTAAGCGCTTGGGTGTAGGTTCCTGCGCCGACTTGGATCGTCGCGGTGAACCCCGCCATGTCGATGGCTGCGACCGTATCAATCGCCTTTTGGATGGTCAGGAAAGCACCACCGGATGTGTTAGCCAAACCGTTGTTGCTGTCGCTGCCATCGGCGCGGACGAAGTACGTGCGGTTGCCGGTCAACTTCTCGCGAACCTCAGTCAGAAACGCAGCACTATCCGCCAGATCCTTAATCCGCTGCCTGACATCGCCCGGTGTGACGTCGCCCGTCGTGTTGTCGTTGATGTAGGTATCAGCGTCGCTATTAAGCTGCGCGCGGGTCTTAACAGTCATGATTACCCCCTTGTGAGTTGTTCGCGCTGCTTGCGGCCTTCGTATTGCCGGAAGCCCTCGCGCGTAATTTTTGCAGAGACCCCGCCTGAGATGCTCTCCACGCGGGCCTTGAACATCGGGTCATTAGTCTCAACGACGACCCGCACCTCGGCCGGTCCACCGCCTCTGCCAGCCGCCATCCCCGCCACCGACGGTACCCGCGGGACGATCCGGCCTGGAACGTCCGGCACGAAAAGCTCCGGTCGACGTTCGCCGACGATGTAAGGCTTCCCGGCAGCAACAGGGCCGCCCGTCGCTCGGCCAGGTATCCCCAACATGCTCGCGAAGCCGCCAGCCGTCGGGCTGAAGCCACCACCACCGAGGATGCCGCCAAGCAGGCCCGTTAGGCCGGGCATGCGCATCAACTGAGTGACGATGCTCGAGATGATTCCGAGAAGCTCCTGGCCCTCGATCTTTCCGTCGGCCAGGGCACCGACGAGAGCGTTGCCGGCGTCGACTGCAAGGTCGCCAAAGTGTTCAAGCTGATCGTTGGCGATGCGCTGCGCCTCACGCCATTCGTCTGTCGCACCCAGCATTTCGGCAAAGCCGTCCGCGGTCGCCTTGAATGTATCTTTCGGCTTATCGCTTCCACCTCCACCGGATCCGCCAGTTGCAGGAATGATCGTGGTCTTTGCGTATCTCTTGCGCAGTTGCTCGATCAGCGCGTCGTCAGCCTTCACCAGTTCACCAAGGAAAGCCTGGTTGATCCGCTCATCTACGCTGCCCAAGCGGCCGGCCTTGCCAGTCGGCTTGGTACCGGCGAGCGAGCCGGCAAGCGCGCCGCCCTCAACCGCGTTTCTAGCTTCCAGAAACCGCTTCATTCGATCGTTGAGATCGTCCAGGCCTTGAATCGCCGTGAGAATCGCCGATTGAGAGTTGACCTTGAAACGGCGCCAGGCTGCCTCCCATCTGTCGCCAAGTTCTTCCGCCCGACGCAGTAACTCTTCGTCAATGACGCCGCCAGCTTCGGCGGCAGCCCTCTTCATGTTGTCAATACCGGCAGCGCCATCCTTGAGCGCGACGGTGAAGCCGGCGCCACCACGACCGAACGCCTCGGTCGCGAGGACCATGCGTTCCTGTTCAGTGGCCGCGTTTTTCATGAGATCGGCGTAATCGGAGAGCAACGACTCTGACGATCGTATCTGCCCATTGCTGTCGCGTATCGCGACGCCGTTGGCCTTCAGGATATCGGCGAGTCGGCCACCTCTCGTTGCCGCTTCACCGATGCGTTTGGTGAATTGGTCGAGGCCAGTTTCGAAGTCAGAAGCCTCGACTCCTGCCTGGGAAAAGCCGAACCCCAACTCCTGCAACGCGGTCGTTGTAATGCCAAGCTTGTCGGCGGTGTCGACCAGGTGGGAAGCATCGTTGATGGTTTCGAGCGCCTTTTGGAACAAAGCCATTGGCGCGAGCGCTGCCGCGAAACCGCCAGCCAAGCCGCCCGCCATTCCAAGCCCGAAATCTTTGAAGGCTCCGGAGAGTTTGGCGGACATGCCGGCAGCGCGAGATTCTATCGCCTTGAACTGTCGGTCTGCGGTCTGCGTCGCCCGCTTCATTTGGCGCTCAAAGTCGCGTACGCGAGCCTCGAGCCCGACGATTAGTTTGGGATCATTTGCCACTAAAGGCCTCTTTGATGGATTTGGAAATTGCCCGCTTTATGCGCGCGTTGACGCGCTTCCGGGCAAGCCGGTAGCCAGGCCAAAAGTATGGTTGCGCGGGTGTCTTGCGCGTGCCGAACTCGACCCCGACCGCGTAGTCGTATTCGGCGTCGACCCCATTACGCACCGGATTTGTGGTGGCCGGTCCACCGGCTTCGATCTTGCGCGAAAGCTCACCATCTACGCTCCAGCGGATGGATTCTTGCAGCGTGCCGTCGTCGCGCGGTGCAAGGCTCTTCTGCGCCCGAACGATCTCGTCGGCACCTTGGTTCAGCGCCGGCTGCGCCGCTGCCTTTGCTGCGATCGGAATAGCCGCCATGCGGCGTTTGAAGTCGGCTAGCCCGTTATTTCTCGGCAACGTCTTCGTCCGAGAATTTGGCTTCCGACTCTTCTATGCCCACAAGCGCGGCACCGAGCACAAGCGCAGCCAGTGACGCATAGGTGGCCGGGCCACGGGCTGCGAACGCATCGTTGACGGCGCACGCGCGTTCTCCATCGCCGCCAGCAGCGCGGGATCCGCCATAGCATATTGAGCCACCGTGCCGGGCTTGGGGCGCGCGGCGGATGCGAAGCGCAGCACGTTGCGGATATCCGCGACGGTCCAATGGCCGGCGGCGATGCGACGATACAGATGATAAGCAGACCCGAAACGGGCTTCAAAGACCGGAAGATCGTCCCGGTGGATTTTGAACGCGACGTCATTGCCGTTGAAGCGTGCGATTACGTTATCGACAAGCGTCTTCGTTCCCGCCGAAGCAGGTTGCATGTTGGTCATGAGTTTTCCTGTGGAGTTGTGGTCCACGCCTATGTGGCGTTGCTTGAGGTGAGGGTAGATTACGGGTGCGGTGGACTTTTTTGGCGCCGCCGCCAGGCTGTCGTTTCGCACCTCGTCACAGCGGGGCGCCGGTCTGCCTAAATGTGGGGGGGGGGGGGATTCAGTGCGGCGTTCTTGCTCAAATGCCTGCTGAGGGCACTTGGCGATTAAGACTCTCGTCTTTCATAACCGGCCGGCCGACCGGGGATACCCGGCCGCTTTCGTATTGGGACATCGGCAGGTTCGTCTCAGCGGCTATTTTGCAAATTTTGGCTGTATATTTTCTCTTTGGGATCGGTCTTGCAATCTTGTCAGGCTATGACGCGAAGCGTGAATCCTACAGTCAAGAGAAGCAAAGCGCCTACCGCCAACAATACCAAGCTTCCCGCGATATAGCTGGTGAATGTGCCGTCCCCAATGCGCCCCCTAGCATCGTCGCTGAATGCCTCGCGTCCGAGATAGAAGCTTACGAGCGTAGCAAGAACACCGATCAAGACCTGCAAGCGCAACAGGACATGGCCTATTGGGCTCTCTGGATGTTTGTCGCCAGTGGCATCGGGGTAGTTGTGAGCATAGGTGGTCTTGTACTCCTGTTGCGCTCGCTTCGACAAACGAAGGAGGCGATCAGCATCGACCGTGAAGTCGGCCATGCTCAAGTTCGAGCCTACCTTGCTATTGTTGACCAAGAGCCGCCCCGCCAAATCAAGCCGGGGATCAAGCTCAGTGCCCCATTTAAGATCAAGAACACGGGCCAATCTCCGGCCCGCAACGTCCGATACATCGCTGCCCTTCTGATTCGGGAATACCCTCTGCAACCCGGCATGGACTTGATTGTCCCCGCCGCTGAACAAACAAAGCCCAGCATAACGATGGCAGCCGGAAGGGACTTCGGGGCCGACGCTGAAACGATGAATCCTCTGACCAAAGACGATATCGATGTCATGATGAGCGCCGATGGCAGCCACCGTCTCTACTTGGTGTGCCATGTCTATTACGATGATGTGTTTCGCAATGAATGCATCACTAGGTTTTGCGCCTCGCTGGGCCGTACCGGCGATGCTGTCGATGGCCCGGATGGTAAGCCGGTCTATGGCTATTCGTGGATGATCGCTCCCTATTTGAACGACGAAACCTAAAAGCACGAAGCCGCCGACGGCAAAAACAAACCTAGTAACTGATAATTTCCATGTACGCATAGCACGGCCCCCTCCCAGGATCGGCTCTGCCAGTCGCTATCTGAAAAACTCCCCGCCTAGATCATCCTCCTCTTCATCCGGTGGCGCCCAGCCGACTTTCGCGAAGTCGGTCGGCGTAGCGCCCAAAGAGCCCAAACAAAGGCGCAACAGGTTGGCGCCGGAGTCGGGGAGAGCGCCGAGACGCAAGCGACCGGCCAGGTATGCTGTAAGGCCGACGATCGCGCGGTGGCTGCGGTTGAGCCAAGGAAGATTGTCTCGCAGATCCATCCAGGCCTCTTGCGCTTCCGGCTTGAGCCAATCGTAGGGTTCACCCAACGGGCGGCTAGTCGCAGGTATCGCCGATTTCTGGCGGAATCTTTCCGGATGCTTGTCGGAATAGCCCGTCACGTCGGCCTTCATCCGGGGCGTTTTCGGACGAGCCATTTCAGGTCGACCCCCATATTTTGAAAAGGAAAAATGCGTACGTTTGGGCGGGACCGTTCCCGCCAGATCGATTTTCTGAAGGATCGACCCAGCCCTCCCTCGAGGTCATACCGCCCCGAGCGTCACGGCGAGGATCAGGGCAATAGACGCCGCGAAGGCAACCCGACTCATCGGATCCCCCGCAATCGATGCGCCCGCTCTGCCTTCTCACGCAGACGGCGCATGGCTGCGCTGGCGTTGTCGGTGCGGAGTAGCGAAATGCTCGTGGTCGGGTAAGCCGGGCGCCATACAGCGGATACCTCAAGGAGTTCGGCCTTGAGCACCGTCCGAATAGGCAAGCCGTCGTAGTCGTCCGGCTCTTGCCACTCTTGCTTGGTCACGATGAATCCAAAGCTCATGGAATGGATGTCGGCCCGGCCGACTGCGGAAAGCAGCGCCGCCGAGTCCGGGTTGGCGGAGTCGAGTTCAGCACTAAACCACAGCCCCATGCGACCCTCATCGCGAAGATGGAGATTGCCGGACGTGGTGCGCGCAAGAACACGCTCATGGTTGTGGTGGGCGAGTAGAGCCACGTCATCGATCATCCCGGCGAATGCGCCGGGAGAAATCTTTTCGATGAAGGACTGCGCGACGACTGTCGGCTCGTTATAAAGCACGGCCCAGCCGGACACAGTGTTATCGGCCATTGCGTTCCGCTTCCTTCAGACGACGTTCCCGCACATCAATCTGAATGCGCTTTGCGATCAGTTCCGCAGAGTCTCGTGTCTCTGCAAAGCCCTTCTGGCCGGGCAGTTTGACGAGGCTTACGCCGCGTTTTGTGCGGCGCGCTTTATCCGTTGCATACTCGACGCGCTGTTCAATGTTTTGCTGCATATCCCGCCTCCCGAACTTCACGGATGTAACCCGCGATCTTTTCGTCGCTTAGAAAGTACGGCTTTATCGGCCCCAAACCGCCAACCGACACACCTTCCATTTCGACCGCAAGCAGGAGGTCTGCAAGCTCCTGACGGACCACGTCGACTACCTCCAACGCCTTGACGAGATTGCTGACAAGACGCTCCGCCTCAGGTCTGACGGCAGCCGTAACCGCTTTGCCGGCTTCGGTTGCTGCTGCCTGGCGCCGCTTGGCGATCTCGACCATTGCCGCTTCCGCTACAGTGATTTTCTGGCGGAGATCCTTGATCGTCTTCCGCTTCACCGCCTTCGGAGAAGGCTCACCGTCGAGTAGTGCGGCGACCGCGGGGTGCAATTCCGGCGAGTCGTCCACGGCGATCTCGCGCTCCAGCAACTTGATTTCCGCGCGGTCGGCTTTGATGGCTTCCGAGATTTCCACTGTCTTGCGGTCGAGCTTCTCAAGATCGGGGAGAAGTTCTGCAGGCGACGGCACGCGAAATTCGCTAACGCGCTTGCGCATCGGCACTTTCGCCGGCCCCGGATGTGTAGTTTCGGTCGCGCGTGCCGCGCGGCGCCCCATGATAGCCATCAGTTTTTACCTCCGAAAAGTTCCTGCAGCGCGCCCGACAGGCTGGTGCCGAAAATTCGAGTGCTGCGAGTGAAGCCGCCAAGGTGAGTGCCTGGCGGATGGAAGTGCGCGGCACCTTCGGGTGTGTGAAAGATCACACCGAGCGGCCGCTCGACAATTTCAATGTCAAACCCCGGAAGGCCAGGGCCATGAGCACCACGCCATACGGCATTGTGCAAAATCTCGAAGGCGGTTTTCTGCTTCGGTCGAAGATGCTCCGGCATCACCGATGTGCTGATGCCAAGCGGAACAGATTCAGCGAGTTCGGTGGTCACATCAGCCACGGAACGCAAAGGCGCGCCGGATGTCACTCCTAACAGCAGCACAGCTAGGCTGCCCTCATCGATCTCGACGGCGACACCGGGAGCGCCAGGCGGAATAAGTTCGTCTTCCAGAAGACGGCGGGCGACGGTTCGTGTGCGCGCGGCATCAATGCCACAATGCTTTTCGAGCGCCACCGCAGTTGCGGCAAGCGTTGCCATGGACTTTCCTTTCGATAGGTGTGCGTTTTGCGAGTTGGTTGGGCAAAGAAAAGCCCGGCGCGAGGCCGGGCTAATTGCTTAGGGAGAAGAGTTTCCCCTTCAATTAAATACGGTGACAGATGCCACTTGAGTGGATACTAGGCCGCAATTTTTTCAGCGTCGTCGATATTGTCGTTGCAGGCGGTCAGCTTCCGGCCAAATGCAGGATCAATTTCGAGGAGTGCATCGAGCGCCCTGTCTATTCGAGCCGCGCCGTATTTCTTTGCGCTTACCGGCGCCATGCCGACCGCGACGCCTATGTCCTCGGCCGTCGCGTCCGTCACCGCCATGTCGAGTACTGCAGCATGATCGCCCAGGAGTAGACGAATACGCCGCTCGTCGGCCGCTCGCGACATCTCGGCCTCCGCCTGCGACTGACCGCGATCTGGTGCAGTACACCGCTGCGCGTCCGCACCATCCCAAGCTTGACCCTGCCCGGTGCCCTTGCCCCTGATGAAGCCGCCAACCCACTGCCGCCCATGCAGCGCGAATGGCTCGCCGCGTCTTGCCGGCCGCGGTAGGCGCTCAAATGGCACCGATCCGTCGACACAGAGGGACTCGAGCAGGGCGCGGCCTTCCCTTACGCCGTATCGACCACGACTGGTCTCGGTTGCCTGTTCGCGGGGCAGCGGGTCGTACATTGGCGGGATGGCAGGCGCACCGCTGAGTGGTAACTGATGCGGTTCGGCTCGCATAGGCGACGGCGTTACGGCCGGAGCGCTGAGATATTGCCGAGGGTTGCGGTGGATCGTCCTCCGCCCTTTCGCTGCGCGCGTCCGGTCGGCTGGGAATTTCGGTCGATCTTTGGCGGTACGGCCATACTCGATCAGGGCGCCGTTACGAAATACCAGATCGCCGATCCGCTCATGGACATAAGTCTCTCCGGGTTCGATACCGTGGTGAAAGTCGCACCGCCGTTCGCCGGGAAGTCGCCCGGTCGTCCGCTGTCGTTTCGACGTCGGGGCGTCCGGTTCAAGCTCGATGCCATCCTCGAGGAAGGTGTGAACTTTCTGGCGAGTATGATGCCATCGTTCGCTGCCAGACACCTTCCAGCCTACGGCCTTCAATAGTTCCGAAACGCTTGGACGCACCTCGCGATACAGTTCCGCATCGCCCGGATTCTCGTGAGCCTCGCTCAAATCGTCGGTAACGATCGCGACGATGCGCTGTGGCGCGGTCAAGTCGCGCCACGCCAACAGCGCCGACGTCCGCACGGCGTCACGCTTATGCGCTAGCCGCTCAAGGGTTGGCCAGGCCAGCACGTCCGCGGTGTCGTCCGGAAGCGTAGACAGCCACTCCCGCCGATCCACACATGCTGCAAAGTCACCCGCATGGCGAGCGTTGTCGTTGGCGGCAACCGGACCGCCTTCGTGATGAAGGTCCATGTAAAGATTCTTCTCCCGTTGACCGGTCGTTGCCGGGAACCGCCCCAATTTCGGGTGCGGATTAGTGGGCCGGCCGCCAGGCCGGTAATGCTTATAATATAGGGTACTAGCTGTTGCCGCTAAGCAACAACAGTTAGGACAATCGTACATGCGGTGGAATTTCAAACATAGACGCGCTCCTGAACGTCATTTCTATAAGAGTCCTCAACAACGGAGGATGAAACATGTCTAAGCTAGATTTTACCGGTGAGCTGAATCGCCTGTTCCTCGAAGCGACGGCGCTTGGCGCCAGAAGCATTGTCGTGAAGGCAGGAGAACTTCATCGTAAGCTTGGCGGTTATCCTGACAGCCACGCTCACCGAATGCCATCCTGCTGCGCAGCGATGTATGGGGCGCAGCGCTTTGGCGACAAAACTCTCTACGCCCCTCCAAAGGGAAATGGCGCTACGCTCGCAATTGAATATCAACTGCCGCGGTAACATCACCCATAACGATCGGCCGGTTGTCATTCGCGGCAGCCGGCCGCAGATCCGGCCGCTGCCTGTAGAACTCGGCCCACGAGATGCGCTTCCCCAGTTTTGGCTTGGGCGCCGGTTCCGCTGCAGCTTCTTCAAGTCTATCCAGCATTATCTTTCCTCTCTCCCCTCGCGCGCGCGTTGCGCGCGCACGCGAGGAGTTTTTCTGTATTAGCGTTAACGCGCGCCTTGCCGGCCGTTCCGCGAGGAGACGCCAGGAAGGATGTGAAGGCCCCTACCCCCGATCATTATCTACGGTGTCGACCGTCTCGGCGTGGGTGCCCCACACGTCGGTCACCAAGATAACAAGCTTGGGCAGGATGGTTTGCTCGTCTGTGACGCCAACGACTTTCACGGGCTTGCCGGTATCGGGGTGAAGAGCCTTGATTGGTTCGGCGAAAGAAATGCTGCGGGTTTCATGGGGCATGGTTTTCTCCGTTGGATGGAAATCGTCCCGCCGTCCCGACCCTAGAAAAAGGTACGGACGGGACGACAGTGGGTGGGTGCGAAAACGCACCCCCACCACTACTGTTTTTGATAAAAAACCGTTCGGGCCGTACGGCTTGATTTCATTGGAGAATTTGCCGATTTCTGAGCGTACCGTCCCGACTTTCGTCCGTCGGGACGATTTCGGGACGAAACGGCCGGCGAACTCACTTTTCCGTCCCAGCAAAAACGGTCATTCTGCATCACCGAATTCGCCTGATACGCGGGCAGCAAATGCCGACACGCCGGCTGCTCGATGGCGCTCGGTTCGAACTTCGACCGCAGCCGATTGGCCGGCTGGTAAGAGCCGCCATTTGTTGCGCTTGTATTCGACCAGCTTGTCCTTCTTCAGCTTCTCGGTTGCTGACGACACGCGGCGCTTGTCCGGTGAGCCGTCCTCACGTTTCCAGCCGAGCCGCTCCGCCATGTCGGCCAGTGACTGCGAACCATCGCGTTCGATTTCTAGCAACACGTCGTCCTCACCCCTGCGGGCTTCCTCACGTCGCTTGCGTGTCTCACCCGTGCTGAGAGCAGTCGCCATGACAGTGGGGACAGAACGTCCGCGGCTGTCCACCAAGGTCGGCGCGGTGACGGCCTTGAGTTCAAAGTGGACAGGATCGAAATCGGGGCCGCGGTGCTTTCCTTGCCAGTGGAGCTTGATGGTACTCCCCTCGCCTTTGACCAGCACCAGATTGCCGTCGAGTTCGTTGAGGAACGCCCCACCGCCTCGCGGCAGGAGGTTCGACGCATCTGCACTCTTCACCGGATGACACGCCACCATGACGCACGGTGAGCCAGGTAGCGTCGCAAGAGTGCGAAGATCACGAGCGTGTTTCCCGAGTTCGGTGTTGGAGTTTTCCTCCTGGCCTTGGAAATAGGCCGCCGAGGTGTCGACCACGATAAGCTCGGCGCCGCCAAGGTCTTTTACCGCTCTCTCAATGCGGCTGAACATCCGCGGGATGCTGAACGTACCCTTGATGAAGTGCACGTCCATCGCGTCGACGTCGAAGTCGAGCCTGTGCGCCATGGCGAGCCACCGCATGGTGACGTCGTCGGGATTTTCGCCAGCAAAATAGACCACGCGGCCTTTGCGGATGTCTCTGCCGGCAAGCGGTTCACCCTGTGCCGTGTGCGCTGCGAGCAGCAACAGCAATGCTGTCTTTCCCGTGCCCGTCATCGCAGTCATCCCATACAAAAAACCAGACTGCGCTATACCGTCGATGTGGTAGTCGGGCGGAACGAAGCCGCGGACAAGATCGCCGCTCGAGACAATGCCTGGCCATTTCTGTTCCCGATTGTCGTTGGCCGAGCGTCTAAGTTGTGGTGACTCACGCGGTTCTTCTATCTCAGTTTCGGCAGCTTCCTCTTCTGCTGCGGCTTCGGCCGCATAGCGCGCACGGCGCTCCGTCACCTTTTCGGATATCTGCCGATCGGCCTTCTCCTGCCTAACCAGCATGGCCTTCCAGTTTTCACCTGTTGGCAGGGGAAGGCGCGACTCATTCGGCGCTGTCCCGGCACAGATGCGGCGAAGGTTGGTCCACGAGAAGTCGTACGGATCGGTCTCAGGCTGCGTTACGGTCATTAGGCGTAAGCTCCATCGCCGCAGTGGCTGCGGCTGCTATCTGGTTTGCAAGTTCAATGGAAAAGGTCGCGGTCTTCGCGCCGAGTGCGTTCGGTGCGTAGACTGCATGGCCTCCGGCTGAACGCCGTACGACCTTCAGGTTGAACAGACGCAAGTGGTCGTCCAGTTCGACGTCCACGCGCGCAAGCGTGTTGCCGAAGCCTGGCGGCTCCGGTCTGACCGAAAGTATCTTCATTCAAATCTCGTGGTTTGAGGGCCGCCCTGGCGGGCGGTAGTGCTAGGCGGCTGCGCGAGCAGCTATGCGGTCAGCGATCCAGGCCTCTACTTCCTGCCGGACGAACGCGATGCGCCGTTCGCCAAGTTGGACGGCCGCGGGAAAAAGACCCTTATCGCGGTATCGGTTTATCATTGTGCGAGACAAGCTGGTCAGTTTGGCGGTGTCTTTGAGCGACACAAGCCGGACGTTGTCGTTATCGGATTTCATGAGTTCTCCCCTCGCCGCATTGCAGCGATTTCAAACAGACTTGAAGCTGATGGAAACGCCCGAACGGCGCGGGTAGGAGTTCTTAGGCTATGTGGCTCCGCATCGCGGTTAGCCGAGGGCAGCGAAGTTTCGACTCTCTGACACCGTAAATTCAGTATGTTCCTTTTCCCCCAAAAAGTCAAGAGAAAAGCGACCTCGCAAAAAATCAGTTTGTCAAGGACTTTTTTGGGCGAGGCAAAACTTAGCCCACGCGCCCATCAACTCGCGCCGCTTCTCCAGAGCAGATCCACGTCGATACGCCTGCTCGACGACGTTACCGATAGCGTGGCCCAACGCGGCTTCAGCCACCTCCCGCGGGAAGTCGGTCTTGTCCCCGCACCAGTCGCGGAATGTCGACCGGAATCCGTGAACGGTAATGCCGGGCCGCCTTTCATTCATCAGGAGGTTCATCGCCGAGTTCCCGAGCGGCTTGCCCTTGCGGCTTCCCTCGAACACAAGAGCTTTGCCCGGCTTCCCCAAGACAGCGATCGCAGAATCGGTGAGCGGCACAACGTGCTCGCGGCCAGTCTTGGTCCGCGACGGCGGGATCGTCCACAACCTGGCGTCGACGTCGATCTCCGACCAGTCGGCAAGCCGCGCCTCGCCGCTTCTTACCGCGGTCAGTACAACGAGCTTCAGGCAGCGATCGGTGATGCTGTCGCTCAGTTCTTTTAGGAAGGCCGGCACTGCCGCGTATGGCATCGCAGCGTGCCCTGCCCCGGTGTTCCTGCTAGCCGCGGCAAGGATGTGCTCGAGGTGGCCTTTCCAGCGCGCGGGGTTGTCGCCGTAGCGCATGCGCTTGGCGATGGCATAGTCTAGCACGGCCTCGATTTTTCCACGGACACGCTGGCCTGTAGCGGGTTTGGTTGCCCAAATCGGCTTCAGCACCTCCTCCACTAACTCAGTGTTGATGGCGTCGACAGACAGCTTCCCGAGCTTGGCACAATCCTCGAGTAACTGGCGGCGCCACTCCCTGTCGGTATTCGGCGTCCAACCACCTTTTGCCTCGATGAATTCCTCGGCGACGTCCCGGAAGGTCTTTCGCTTCGCAGCTTTCCTCGCCACACGATCAGCAAATGGATCCCCATCCGCCGCAAGCGTACGCCGAATCTCCTCTGCTTTCTCTCGCGCGCGAGCTAGCGAGATTGGCGCAGTGCCCGCCATTCCACCCAAGCCGAGTTCACGGCGTCGACCGTGGCGAGTAAAAATAAAGAACCATGACTTACTCCCGCCGCCATGGACGCGGAGGTAAAGTCCAGCGCCATCGGCATAGATGCCGGGCGTCTTTAGCGCCTTGATTTTCGCATCTGTCAGCTTGTGTCTTACCATAAAGATCACCAT